CAATCTCTTGCTGCGCGGTGTTTAGCCAACGCAGGATATCGTCGTTGGTAATCTGGCGACCATCGGGGTCACCAAACTGACGCTTTACGGCATCAGCAACTTGTGTCCCAATTTTGGTGTAAATCTCAGCAGGCATTTGTTAGTCCCAACGTTTCTTCTTGAGCACATACTTCATGTACTCTCGCTTTTCTTCCTGTTCGTCAGCCCTGCGTCTTTCTTCAAGGATGTGTCGAGCGTGGCCTAATGCATCAAACTTGTCTAGCTTGCCACCTGAGCGGCTTGTATCCCACTCAAATACTTGCGCCAAAATGCGTTCATCGAGCATTGATTCTGGGAAAACTTTGATGATGTATTCAGGCAAACCCATTGGGCGATGAATTACCGCATAGGGCTTATCGGGCTGCTCAATTAAGTATTCATGACCTGGCGGCAGCTTGATGAGGTGCAATTCGTGGTCGTAATCGGTGAGAATCTTCGCAATTTCCCGCCCACGATGCGGTAAATCAAGATTTGTAAAAGTCATTACCATGAGACTCAGAATACAGCAAAAAAGAAAGCCCCCTGGGTTACAGAGGGCTTTCTTTTAGGAGAAGTTAAACTTCAGTAATTCCCGAGAGCTTACCGTGCGCGTTGCGACGGTAGGTGGTCATCTCCGAGTAGCTACGCATTTCAGCGATGAACCCATCGTAACCAGGAATCTTCTGCCAAGTGGCACCCTGCTCGTCAATCCATTCCCAACCAACGTTGGTGTTGAGTGCGAGCTCCTTGTCGTTCGGGAACCAAGCAACACCCTTAGGTGCGTCAAAGTCCGTAACCATGGGGATGTCACCGTAAGGCGTGGTGAAGGTAAGTCCGCCACCAATACCACCGTTAAGGTCGGTCTTGTTGACGTACTGACGGAATCCCTGCAGGGCACTCCAGTACGCACGGTATACACCGGGCGTGGTGATGATACGCGAGGGGCGCGAGCCCTTGCGACGTACATCCTGAATAACCTTGTCAAGGTCGAGCTCCGTGAGGTCTCCACCAGCATCGGCAGGCGTGTTCACAACAGACTTCCAGTCGCTGTAGGTGTTGGGGTCAATACCGTAAAGCGTTCCAGTGTTGTTGATGATTGCCTTGAATCCGGTCCACTCCTTGTTCCACGAGTTAACACCCGAAGTTGAGGACGTGCGGCCCGAGCGGACAATCGCGTCACCTACACCCACGGTGGTTCCCGCGTCAATGGTGATGGTGCGGTTAACATCATCAACGTTGGTGATAGTTACGTAAGCAGCCGTGTTTCGCGGCGTGGGTACGGCGTTTGTCAGCGTGGAAGCCGTGAGGATGTCAACGCGAGCACCAATACCGAAGTAAATGGTGTCGTCAACAGCAACAGTGGTGACCGTGGTTCCTGCAGTGCGAACCGTAGCGAGCGTTCCCGTGCCATCACCGTAAACCTGGCGGTTCTGGTCCTTGGCGAGGTCGCTCTTGAGGCGCGACATTTCCTCACCGACGTAGTCGATGAAGGACTGGGGGTTGCTCTTGGCCTGGTTCATGACCTGACCGGTGGCCTGAATTGCTCCGTAGAGGCTCTTCAGTCCCGTGGTTCCGCGAGCGTAAACCTGCTGACCGGCAGCGGGGAGGCGCTCAAGTTCTCCACGAGCACCAATACCGTGGTTGCGACCAAAGTGCGCTACGAATGCGACTCCGGCACCACCGACGTTAGTGATGTTCTTTGACGTGCTCTTGATTTGACCAAGTGCAATCGTCTCGTTGTTAATTTGGTCATTGACGCCATCGGAATAAATCTGCTTGAGTACAGCAGTTCCAATCGCCAGTGATACTCCATCAGCCATTTTTGCTCCTTAGTGTTGGCTAGGTGTACTTACCTGAATTATATTTTTTCCTAGCCGTAAGGACGGCCATCTTTAAAAGGTTATCAGAGACTCACGCAACTTTGTCACGTAACTGTTAAAGACGGCGTGGCAAATTACTGACTGTAAGTACCTGGAGCAGTAGCGCCCAACCTAATCGCAAGCTGCAGCGCAGCATCACGCTTAAGCTCATCAGTCGAAAGGTCAGCTGGCGGGGCGGGCGTGTTAGCCATCCCAGAACCCATGACCTTCGGCGGGCGTGAAGCAACAAAGCTTCGACGCAAGCGGTCTTCATAGTCCTTGAGTTCGTGGAATGCTTTGACGACGCTAGGGTCTGTGCCTGCTGAGGCGTTGGCAATTGCGCGCTTAACAACTTCGGCACGGTCGAACTGACCGTACTTTGCCTCCAGTTGTGTAAGTTCTCCGTCAAGCTGCTGACGGCCAATTGCCATTTGCTGCTCTTGCTGCTGGTATTGCTGCGCGGCAATCTGCTGCTGCTCAAGCTGCTCAAGTCGAGCCTGCGTCTGCTCAATGGTTTGCATGAGGCGAGGGTCAACCTGCGGAGCTTGCTGGGTTTCTTCAGCAAACAGGTCAAAGCCGGTGCTTTGCACTGGGGGCTGTTGCGCGTACTGGTTGTACTGGTCCTGCATGGCCTGCTGCTGAACCTGATTCCAACCATACGTTTCACCCATGCCGTCGTAGAACCGCTTGGGGTTTTGAAGCAGCGCCTGCTGAATGTTCAGCGCAAGGTCAATGTCGCGTTGGCTCACACCTCGGTCTGAGTACTGGCGGTAGGGGCTTGTCTCGTCAAGCACACGCTCGTACTGGCGTCGCCATTCGTCAACAAGTGGCTTCAGGTCTTCGTGCAGTGGCTCGGGGACGAGCTTTTCTACGGAAGACCATGAGATAGGTCCGTCATCGCCCGCTGGTTCTGGGGCTTCTACGGGAGCGTCAACCTCTGGTGCAGCAATTGGAGTCTCATCTACAAGAGTTCCTTCGCCAAATCCTTCGATTCCGCTCAAATCAAGGTCATCAATGGTGGGGTTATCGTTTTGGTTATCCATGAGACTTACTATACAACAAAACTCAAAATATTACGCCATTGGTGCAGAACCTGGAGGAGCCTGCATATCAGTCATCCCAGGCTGTGGCGGCTCACCCTGCGGAGGCATGCCACCTTCGCCAGGCATACCTTGACTTCCAGGCTCATAAGCGCCACCAGGCTGAGGCCCACCAGGAGGCATTGCTCCCATCATTCGCGCCATACGACGTGCTTTGTGCTGGGCAACGTGATTCTCAATCTCGCTACGAACATGCTCAGGCAGCAACTTGTAAGAAGAACCCTTCTGCATAAGTTCGTGAATTTCAATGTGAACGTCATCGTTATCCCATTCGTTAATGGGAATAACGCTAGGACGTGGTGTAGGCATGCCCGTGTTGGGGTCAATCTGAGCCTGACCAGCCTGAACCTGCATCTGGTACATCTGGTCAGCCATCATTACCTGCTCCATGGGGATGCGCTTAAACTCAATGTTTTCGCTTTGCGCGGCACGCTTGTCAATGCCTCGGCGCGTAGTCCACTGCTGCAACATGGGCATGTCAAGAAGCTCGAAGCCTTCCTGTGGGCTCATGTAGCCGAACTTCATGAAGTCCATGACGTTAGCCATGCGTGCAGACTTCGACGAAGGCAAGGCACTGCCTGCTTCTACTCGAAGGTCAGTACCGCGTGCAATGTCAGCGCCCTTGAACAGAGCAGCCTCGTAGCCACCATCTTCACCAGTGGACTTAACAAGACGCGGCACATCCCAGTAAGCGGCAGCAAGGCTGAGGCTTTGGCGGGCTACCGTTTCAACAGCCGATTCAATGCTGCGAATGGTTGTTGAAAGATACGTGTCGTCACGCTCTTGCAGATAAGCGATAGCGGTAGCAGCACTAACGCCGCCAGGTGCTTGGCCGCGTGAAACCTCATGCTGGCCTGAGATGTCTTCAAAGTTTTGCTGTTGGCGTTCGTTGAACTGTACGACATATGCTGGCAAATCCTGAAGTGGGATGGGCTGGGGGCGCTGAGCGTTCGGGCGGATGGGAATCCACAAACCAGGCTCAGTAGTAATCTTCTGCGGGGTAACGGAACCCTCATCAAAAATCATCTGAGGCTTTGACGTACGGTTCTTTGCCTCAATAATCTGCGACTGCGTACGGTTGTACTCAATCTGCAAGGGAATCAAGTCAGTGATAACTGACTCTGTGTAGTAGCGCCCAGTGGGCACGTGGTCAATTTTTGCAAACGGGTACTCGCCATGAGGGTAAGGAATACCGTTCAAGCCTGCCTGGATAATCTGGTTGTTGACGATGGTTACGAACCCGCCCTGGGGCATCAGTTTGGTTGCACCAGGCTTAACCCACGCCTCAATAATGAGCGCCGACGGGGGGCGGGCGTTGGTGTTAGGCGTGATACCCATTTTCATGGGGGACAGCAAGTCTTCAACGTCACCAGACGACGCAATGTTTACGCCCTCAGGGATAACGTCGGCGTATGCCAGTTCAATCCATTCGATTGGCTTGCTGTAAACGCAGAAAACATACGACTGGTATTCCAGGCATTCTTCAATAAGGTCGGGGACGAGGATGTTAAACGGGCTGAGGGCGGCCCAGCCAATGTCGCCGTAAACGCCGTTAGTGGAGTCGTAGCCTTGGTCGTTCCAATAAGTTTTAATGTACGAGTTACCTGCGATACTCGCCCAGAAAGCTGCAGTTCCCAAGACCTTTGAGAAGTTGAGTCGGTCGTAGAGGGAAGCCCACACTTGCTCACCTGCGCGAGCGGCAAAGACATCGTCGTCGTCGTTGCTTGCGGGCATAACTGATGCGGTGGGGCGCTGAGAAGTCATCTTGGAAATCTCAGTGCGAATAATGGGGCGAATCTTGTTTACGGTAATGCGCGGTGTGTATTTGTCCAGTTTGGGCATGGGGACAAGGCGCTCTTCGTGCTTGCTCCATTCCACATACTGCTTGCCCATATAAAAGGACAGGTTGGTGTACCACTGGCGTTCGTACGTACGTCGCACAGACCGCATGGTGTTGTACTGGCGCATAATCCAGTCAGTAATTTTCTTGCCGTCTTCGCTTTCGTTGAGTTTCTTGACGTCTTTTGCGCTCAACATAAGCGGGTTGATGTCGCCCTGCGTGATGCTGGGCTGCGGGGGCATGCCAGAGAAACTTGTTGTAGGGGACGGCTCGAGGAGCGACTGCGTTTCCGCAGCAGCTTTTCCCATTTGCTTATCCAAGGACTGCTGTGATGGCATTTAGGTCTTCCTCGTCTATTTCAATCTCTTCGTTGATTTCACCAGAAATTCTGGCGTCCTGCATTGCAAGTTCGTCACCTGTATAGTACCGCGTTGAGGATTCGTATGCGGCTATTTGTGAATCACGCTGCCTGGCGTAGGAAAGTTCGCCATAAGCAATGGCGTCTTTGCTAGCTAACAGGCGTGTTGTTTCGTCGAGTTGCTTTGACAACGGGTCGAGGACGGCTTGGAGTCTCTTGTTCTCCCGGATGAGGAGGAATGCTGTCATCCCCATCGACGCTAGAGCCAACAATGCCAAGAAGGTCATTGACAGCATTAAGAGAAAGTTGTTTGAGTCCATCGAGGATTCCTTCTACTGATTCGGGGATTCGGGCTACGGCTAGTTCTAGTTCGGTGATGCGTTCGTAAGCGGATGCAAGCTCGTTTTCGAGCTCGGTGATTCTTTCGGTTGAGTCTTCTGGGCTGACGTACCCGAACTGGCGTGAAAGCCACGCCATTCCAAGTTCTGACACGTAGGCGTGTCCGTAGTCTTCGATTTCGAAGCCAAGGTCAAGGGCTGGCTTTTGGCCTAGTTTGTTTGGGTAGCCTGTAATGATGCATGACTGTGGGTACAGGGTCATCATTTCTACCAGTCTTGCTTTGCCACTTGGCATAATTCCTCCTAAATATGATGAGACTTATGATACACCAAAATGCTACTCCATGCCGGTGAAGTCAGCTGTAGACCCGCCACTTTCCACTTTTGTCCAACCGCCAAGGGCTGCACTGTTGCGTCTTTCAAGTTCGGTGCGCCACGTGTAAGCAACATCGATGTAGTCCTGCGCGTACTCGTATTTGTCTTCAGCCGTGCCGTCGTAGTCTTGCGGCGTCAAATCTGGCATAAACGTCATCAGGTATCTCAGCGCATCAGTGGTGTGGTCGTCTTTTTCGCGCTGGCCCTCAGGCTGGTTCTTCATTGCGGCAATCTTTTTGTTGACATACCGGTTCTGTTTCGCAGCCTTAAGTTCTCGAATAGTGTTTTCGCATTCACGCAGAATCATCAAGAAAGGCTCACCCGTTTTCGGGTTCACCTTTAAGTACTGCATAATCTTGTTAATTCCGACCTCTTTTTGTCGAGGAATGCCGTCAACGTTGATGAAAATGTTGTGCTTGGCGTACTCGCTGATGATACTTTCGCCGGTGATGCCCGAGCGCTGCTTCATTGCAGGGTCGCCAGTAACCATGTAAGGTTCGCAGCCCAGCATTGCGTTAATCTCATGAATGGCTTTTGCGTGGTCGGCAACCGTGGCGTTCGACTTGTAATACTCCTTGATTACCGTCAGTCCGCCTTTAATGTCAGCGGCAATCCACAGCCAAGCCGTAGGGTTGTTAATTCCGTGGTCACCCGTAAGGTAGACGCGCACCTTGCCAGGGTCAAATCCGTAGTCCTGGAAGTTCTTATTTGCGTGCGTTATTTCTTTAAAATCCCTGTACATAGCGCCAGAGATAGCCAAGTACTCTCCACCAAAACGGACCGCTTTGCTTTCCTGGTCCATTGTGCCGAATACACGCTGAAGCGCTTCTTTGTTTAGGTAAGGGTTTTCGTCTGTACGCATTTGGATGAGGCCGATGCGAGGTTCACGGCCTGCTTCAACGTCCTCCATGTAAGGCTGATACAGGTCGTCATATATCCACTCCATGCCAGCAACTGGGGTTTCACTAATCCACCAGTCTCCGTCAGTGTCAAGCAAACGCATTTTGCACTCGTCAAAGATAACTTTTGGGCACTCCTCGTCAAAGTGGACAAAGTGGCGTGACGTACCAGCAAACTTGTCAAGGTCTTGGTCCTGTGACATGAACTCAACAAACGAACCATCTTTGAGCGTCAAAGTGTGCTGTTGCGCAGAGTAGCTTTTTTCCCACGAGCCGTCTATCAGGTATTCCTTGGGTATCCATTGCTTGTAAAGCGGCAAAATGATTTTGTCGACACCGTTAAGAAAGTCAACGCAAACCACACGCCCACGTACTTGTCCAGTTGGCGTGGTCCTGTAAGGGTGGGTTTTAGTCAGGTACCAGATGCCTTCGACGACGCTTGCTACTGATTTGCCTGAACGGTTTCCGGCAACAAACAGGCGTTCGTGCTGTTGTAGTTTGTGAAACTCGAGCTGCTTGTCGTGTGGCTTGTAGGCGTAAACGTTTGGTTGTCGCGCCTGCGTGAGCATGACTTCTTCGACTTCTTGGACTAATCCCAGGAAGTCGATGGGTTCTTGTTTTGACGTAGATGAACGTGCTGCCCTATACGCCATCGGGCCATTCGACTTTCATGAAAGACTCAATTTGTTCGGGTGAGCGTTCGTCGACTGGCAGGTTGAGCCAGCGCGCACCCATCGCCGCGAAAACCATGGCGTCGGCTGCGTTGTCGTCGATAATGACGGTGTTGGGGAACATGCCTGCTACTTCCATCATCACTTCTGATTTGCTTGCATTGCCGTTGCCTGTTGCGTATTTTGCGCGAGTTCTTGGTGGCACGATTGCTACATGTTTCTGTCCGCTGCGCGCTTGGCTGAGGTAGATTTCGTGTCTGATGAGCCACCAGATGCCTGCTAGTTCGTGTGAGCGTGACCCGTGCGAGTTGTAACTGGGCCCTTCCATTACCACTAGGTCGCCTTCTCCTAGTGCGCTCAGCATGTCGCGCACTTCATTAATGATGTAGTTGATGCGTGTGTGCCCTGTTAGTTTGTTGGCGAAAACGTCTATATTTAACCATTCGTGGTCGTTGTGACCCTTAAGGTTTAATAGTGCCACGCCTGTTGCCGACAGAGACGGGTCGATTCCGAGTACCTTTACCATAAATCTCATCCTATTACGAAGTACAATTAGTTATGGCCAGTTTGTTTGACGACTCTTCTGAAAAGGAAGATGGAACATCTAAAACTATTGCTGCCAAAATTCAAGGTGATATTAGCCAGCGGCAACAAGAACAAACCGATTTACTTCGCAAGGGTATTAGCGGCGCTACTACTGAAAAACCTCCGTCGGCTAGATATGTTGAGTGGCTTCACGCTCAAGCGCCAACTGAAAGCAAAGACTCAGTTCATCACCGTATTGGCAATAACCCGTGGGATGCCGCAGCTGGCAATCACACGCACGCAACAATTGACTTAAGCGATTGGCCGACTGGCGGTTCAAGCGGGCAGCTCCTTACAAGTGATGGAGCTGACGGGGTTTACTGGTCAACGCCCGCTGGTTCTTCTGGTGCAATGAATTATGCGCAAACGCTAGGTTCTATTTTTAGTGCTACGGCAATTGGTCAAACAATTGTCTCTGTAAGTATTACAACAACTGGTTACCCCGTAAGCGTTCTTGTTACTGGAGACGCAGTTAGTTCAACTGCTATTTGGTATACCGCTGTTCAGCTTTACCGCAACGGCGTTGCCATTGGCAGAACTGTTCAGTTGGAGGGTGACTTAAATCGGAATGATGGCTACGGAATAAGTGTAATTGATACACCTTCCGCTGGAGTGCAGGTTTACACCTTAAGAACTCTTATTATTTTCGCAGGTGGCACTATCACTTTTGGCGAAAGAGCGGGCCCCGTAATAACCGCCATTGAACTTCGCGGACCTATCGGGCCACAAGGAGACGCTGGCGCTACTGGCGCTACTGGTGCAGCGGGGCCTCAGGGCTTGCAGGGGCCAACTGGCCTTACGGGCGCTACTGGCGCGACTGGTGCAACGGGAGCAACAGGTCCTGCTAACAGTCTTGATATTGGGACAGTAGTTGGTGGCGCTACGGCTGCAGCAACAATTACTGGAACTGCACCGTCGCAAACACTTAATTTAACTTTGCCGACTGGTGCCACGGGTGCTACGGGCGCTACGGGCGCTCAGGGCATTCAAGGAATTCAGGGCGATGTTGGCCCTGCAGGTGCAACAGGTGCGACGGGCGCAACAGGTGCGACGGGTGCGACGGGTGCGACAGGCGCTGGTGTTATTACTGGTGGCGCAACAGGGCAGATTCTTGCCAAGGCTTCTGCCACGGATTATGACACTCAATGGGTGAACAC